GGGACTACATCCCCTTCTACCGTCAGATGGAAGGCGAGGAGACTGTAGGACCGAACGTCTTCTCCCCGATTGCTGGTGTTGCCAAGCCCCGCAAACTCAAGGGTGGCGAGGCTCCGCTGGCTGACTTCATGGAGACCATCGTCCGCAACAGCCGTGCCGCCATCGAGGCTGGCATGAAGAACGTTGCTGGGCAGCGCGTCGTGCGAGACATACTGCGTTTAAACCAAGGCGAGTTTGTGCCTGCTGCGCTGGCTCGTGGTTCGGACATCGTGACGATCAAGGACCAAGGTCAGACCAAGCACTACCGTGTGGATGACCCGCTGTTGGTTGAAGCCCTCAAAGGTTTGAACCTGCCGCAACTGCCGTTCTTGGAAGTGCTTGCCGCACCTTCGAACTTGCTTCGTAACCTCGTCACCAAAGACCCCGGCTTCATGCTGGCGAACTTGATGCGTGACTCGATGCAGGCTTGGGTGACGACCGGGACCAATATCATCCCCATCGTTGATACGTTTAAACAGTACGGCGCTGCGCTCGCAGGCCGCTCCAAGGAAGCGCAGGCGCTGGCGAATGCAGGTCTCTTTGCTGGCTATGACTTTGCCAGCGATGTGAAATCTTCTGCCCGTGAGGTGGAGGCTGAACTGCGTAAACGTACCGGTCAGCGCACCCCCAAGGAAGTGGCGATGTGGCCTCTCACCAAGATGTGGGACGCACTGGAGAAAGCCTCTGGGGCATCGGACGTGGCAACCCGCGCCGAGGTCTACAAGCGCACCCTTGCTGAGACTGGTAACGAGGCAGAGGCTCTCTATCAGGCGATGGAGGTGCTCAACTTCAGCCGTAAGGGCAACTCGGCCCTGATCCGTGTCCTGACCGCTGTGGTCCCTTTCATGAACGCCCGTATCCAAGGTCTGGATGTTCTGTACCGCTCTGGCTTCGGCAAGTCTGCCACTCAGAACAAAGAGCGTATGCAGAAGGCATTCATCACCCGATCCCTCACATTGATGGGCCTGTCGTGGATGTACTGGATGCTGGCTTCGGACACCGAGGAATACGAGACCGCCGAGCAGGAAGTGCGCGACAACTACTGGATCATCGGCAACGTCCGTATCCCGATCCCGTTTGAAATCGGCACGGTGTTTAAAGTGTTCCCAGAGCGCATCTTGGAATACTTCATGGGCGAGGATACGGGCAAGGACTTGAAAGAGTCTGTGGTTCGCAACCTCACCTCGACGCTGGCATTCAACCCGATCCCGCAAGCGTTCCTGCCTGTGCTTGAGAACGTGGCGAACTACTCGTTCTTCACGGGTCAGCCGATTGTTGGCAAGGGTCTGGAGGACGTGGCTCCCAAGTATCAGGTCTCGTCGGGTACGTCGATGCTGGCCCAGCAGATTGGTGAAGCCACCAACTCTTCGCCGGTCAAGATCGACAACCTGATCCGTGGCTACACGGGTACGCTGGGAACCTACGCAGTGATGGCACTGGATTCGATCATGCGTGGTGAGGGTGACCCCACCAAGGCCACCATGAAGGCAGAGCAGATGCCTGTCATCAAGCGGTTCTTCGCGTCCGATGAGTCCACTGGCACGGTGACGGCTTACTACGAAATGAAGAAGGCGGTGGATGAATCAACTCGCACCATCAACTTCCTTGAGCGCACAGGCAACGCCGATGACTTGAGAGCGTACATGGAAGACAAGGGGGCCAAGATGCAAGCGGTCAAGCCTTTGATCCAAACGCTGGACAAGGACATGACGATGCTTCGTGAGTTCCGTAGAATGGTTCAGATGTCCAACATGGACGCTGACACCAAGAGAGAGACGCTGGACAACATCCGCAGTGCGGAGGTGGCGATGACCCGCCGTATCCAGTTCGTGAAGAAGTCGCTGGATTAAGTTGAGTTCTTGCCGTTGATCATGGAGGCTGATCGGCGCTCATGGCAGTAAATGCACTGAGCACCGATTCGCTTGCCATGAACATCAACCTTCGGTCTCATCATCTCTGCGGGGAATGACCTGCCGCATTTGAAGCAGAACTTCGACACGCTGTTTGGTTTGCTCAAAGAGTTCCCATTCTGTTCCATACCTTCTTTCAAACTCCCTCTTCCACGGATGGCGAGAAACGGCAACATCATTTCTGATCCCCAGCCGGTGGTGACTGGGGCACAGAGGGATGGTGTGGAAGTCATCGACCCTGCGGTTGTTGCGATGGATGTGATGGATGTCCGGTTCGCTGCGGATGTTCATCTCGTTTAAACAAACGATGCATCCCAAGTCCTGCAACGCCTGAAACCATTGCTCTCGTTTCGTCGCCATATCAATCAAATTTTCTCAGGTTTTCCAGATACAGGACGTGGTGGTTCACGTTCTCTCTGGGTGATGGTTCAAGGTTGTCTTCCCTGAAGATGTCCTGCGGTGCAAACCAGCCGAGGATGTCCACGGTCCTGAAGTTCACATAGCAGTAGACGTAGCGATCAATGCCATGCTGCGCCTTCCAGTCAGGGATGTAAACGCGATCACGTCCGGGCTTGGTGCTTTTGACATCCACCCTGCGACCTTTGATCACGCAGTCCACGCCTCCGGCCCTTGGCTCAAACGACAGGTCCGGGTAGACGTTGAAATACTTGCACACTGCGATCTCCGCGACCAGCCCGTCCAGTCCGATCTGAAATCCATCGTCCCGCCCCATCTGCCTGTCGTTGACGCCGAAGTCCCGGTTGACGAAGTCCCGCACTGAACTGAGGTAGACCGCAGTGGCGTACTCGCTGGGTTTTAAAACAATCTCCATGTTTAAACATTCAGGTGAGAGACGGCTTGGCGGCAAAACTCCGGCGAATACTTGGCGTAGACACGCTCGGTAATCGCGGTGCTTCTGTGGCCCAGCAATCGGGAGATTTGGGGCATGGGCACGTTCTTCTGAGCCAGTTGGGTAGCGACCGTGTGACGCAGGATGTGGGGCGTGATGTCCAGCCCGGTCTGCAACATGAGTCTTGCCCAGATGGCACGGAAATCCCGCACCCGCTTTTGGTGGTGGTGGATGACATACATATGGTCCCGTGGCAGGGCCAAGAGCAGGTCTCTGAGCGCGTCAGACATGGGAACAATACCTCGGCCCTTCCTGCGGTGAGAAAGCGGCGCAGAGGCGTCATTGAAGTCCACCAGCCCAGTCTGGAAATCCACCTGATGCCAGCGCAGGGAGAGGATGGCCTCCTTCCGCTGACCGGTCATCAAGGCGATACGGATGAACGTGTGAACATGGGGATAGGGCTTTGCCGCATCCAGAAGCGCCTTCACTTGGGCATCGGTCAAGAACTGGGACCGGGGCGGCGGTGAAGGGAGTCGGGGGATGGAAGGCAGGAAGTCTATGTCTCCACGTTTAAACGACCACCTCAATGCAGCCTGTAGTACCGACAGTTCCCGGTTGATGGTCCCTGCCGATGCGCTTCGCTTGATGATGAACCCCTCGATGTGTTTGGACACATTGCGTGGGGAGCACGAGTACAGCGGAGAAAGATTGGCAATCGCGATCAGTCCCCGCTTGTGCGTGATGGTCTTCTCCAGATGCTGACCGTACCGCTCAAGGATGTCCTTGATCATCAGTGCCTCTGCTCGACCTTGATGCTGATCATGTCAGCGATCATGGCGTGGAACAAAGTCTCCAGACCCTTCTTTACATCCGGCGTCTTCACGTCATCGATGCTGTCTGCCAGTCGAAAGATGACGGCGAACTTAGCCTCAATGGGTAAGTTGCCTATCTCAGTCTTCACATCTGTCTCTTGCATCACGTCTCTCCAGTTTGTTGTGATCATTGGTTGCCTCCGGGGTGTTTAACTCAATCAACTTATCAAGGTAGTGCCGAGCCTTCTTCAGGTCATCGACACCACCTTTGTCTTTCCAGCGACTGACGTACTTGACGATGTTGCCTTCAAAGTACCCAAGGTTGTTGGCGGCTATGTAGTCCCACGGCTGTATGGACTTGCCCTTGTAGTGGGAGCCGCCTACCTGTACATCATTCGCCGTCATCAGCAGCCTCCGGCATCTCGCGTGTACGTTTAAACTTATCGATCTCATCGCACACCAGTTGACCGAAAGACTTGCCAGACGGGAAGCGCATCTGCGCCCCCTTGGTCTTTTGTGCGATCTCCATTGCGGCATTCAGGCCATCGTCATAGCCTTGGTTGTAGGGGTTGTTCTCTCCAGCCAACCGCATTCGAATCCCCTCACGCGC